TGATTTTGGTGGCGAAGGTGAAATAAGAAACGGACGTATGCCAGGTACTATTCGTGGTATGCGAGTATACGTTTCAAATAACCTTCCATACGAGTCAACAGGCCCAGGAACTTCAGCTTCTGCAGGTTCTGAGACTGCCTACGGTGTTATGGTTGCAGGTCACGATGCAGCGGTAGCTGTAGCGGATCAAATTGCGAAAACTGAGAGCTTCCGTTCTCCAGATACATTCGCAGACATCGTCCGTGGTATGCAGCTTTATGGTCGTAAAATCTTACGTCCTGAAGCTCTTATGACAGCAAACTACAACTTAGCGTAATAGCTTTCGGGGGCAGGGCTACTTGCCCCCTTCCTTCTTTTAAGGATCACTCATGCCCAGTACTTTTTTAACACTCTGCAATATGACGCTTAGACGGCTGAACGAAGTGGAGATTGCACAGGCCGACTTCGGATCGTGTCGAGGAGTACAGGCTTTAGTTAAAGATGCTGTTAAAGCATCGATAGCAAAAATTAATCAGACTGAGTTTGAGTGGCCCTTTAATGCTGCAGAACATACACAAGTTCTTACTGCAGGTCAGACAGAATATGATTGGCCTGCCTTTTTTAAGATTGCTGATTTTAATACATTTCAGATACAATCCAATTCTAGCCTGAATGTTGGATACAAGACACTTAGAGGAATTGAACGAGATGAGTGGTACGCAAAGCATAGGGATGATGATTATACTGCAGGATCTGCAGGTAGAAGTGTACCCGACTTTGTATTCCCATCACACGGACAGGGCTTTGGCGTAACACCTTCTCCTGATCAGGCGTACAGCGTCAGATTTAGATATTTTCTAAACTACGCAGATCTTACGCTACATAGCGATCAAACTAGAATACCTGAAGCTTTTGATAACGTCATTGTGGACGGTGCTTTGTACCACTTGTACATGTTCAAGGATAATCTCGAAGCCGCAGGTGCAGCATTCACTGCTTTTACTGCAGGGGTAAAAGACCTGCAAACTCTCTACATCAATTCATACGAGTATGTACGGGATACTAGGATTAAGTTCTAATGGCAGATGAAATCCAATCCTTTAAACTGGTAAGCTCTGGTGGACTTAACAGTAACCAAAACCACCTGTTCTTAGCAGAAGCAGCCCCAGGTGCAGCTACACGACTAGTGAACTATGAGCCAAGCTTATACGGTGGTTATCGAAGGATCGAAGGGTTTGGTTTACTAGAAGACTTAAACGTAGAGGTAGGACAAGGAAGTGCAGAGGGGGCGGTACTTTGCGTAGCGATTTACCGAAACGAACATCTAGGCAATCCTTACATTATAGCTGCCAGAAAAGACGTAGGAGCAAACAGCTACAAGTTTTATAAGTTTGTGTCCCAAAGTGGTTGGCAGGTTATGACCAACTCTTTAAGCCTCACTAGTACAGATGGTGTTAGAACCGTCACTAAGATACGCCACGCACAGTTTGATTTTGGGGATGGGTCAAAGATTGCTTTTGCAGATGGCGTAAACAACGGGATCATTTTTGATGGCACTAACTGGTATCAGTTAAATCCAAGCAATAGTGGCGGTGTTAGTAGTCCAGGTGGAACTAGAATAGGTGCAGCCCCTTCACTTGTTGAGGTCTTCGAGAACCATTTATTTTTTAGCGGAGACAGAGGACAGCCATCTTCGATCTTTCATTCGAAAGGTAGTGACCCTTACGATTTCAGTACAAGTTTTGGTCAGATACTAAATCCAGGTTTTAATGTAGTTCAGATCAAGCCGTTCAGAAATGACCTATTTATTTTTGGCGGTAACAGCATCAAGAAAGCTTCCGCAGACTTAACGTCAGGACTGTTTTTAATTGATCAGGTTACGACAAACGTAGGATGCATAGCTAGGGATAGCGTACTAGAGATTGGTGGAGATCTCATGTTCCTTGCACCAGATGGGTTTAGACCTGTTTCGGGAACATCAAGGATTGGGGACGTAGAGCTAGAAACCATATCCAAGGCAATCCAAGTATCCTTGGTAAATATGATCAAGAACTTTGATATGGACACAATCAATGGGGTTGTGATCCGTTCTAAATCTCAGGTTAGGTTTTTTGTAGGAGATAATACAACAACGGTTGCAAACTCATTTGGTATTATTGGTGGGTTAGCTAATCAGGAAAGTGGCATAACATGGGAGTGGGGAGAGCTTAACGGTATTCGAGCATCCTGCACGACTAGCGACTATATAGGTAGAACAGAGTTTGTACTTCATGGCGATTATGATGGCAAAGTATATCAGCAAGAAAAAGGCCCAAGCTTTAATGGGCAAGACATTACCAGTGTTTATGCAACTCCATATTTAGACTTTGGAGACACTGAAGTAAGAAAGACCATGCGGAAGGTAAATACCTTCATCCGTGCAGAAGGGCCAGTAGAACTGTTTCTCTCAATGGCCTACGATTGGGGCGATTACAATACGCAACGTCCTTCGAGTTACTCTCAAGCTAGTTTAGGTGGGCCAGTAGAATATGGCGGTCTGAACATAAACTATGCAGGTGCTAACATTTTATATGGCGGTAACTCTAAACCCATAATGGTCACTGACGTACAGGGATCAGGTTTTTCAGCTAGGGCTACGTTTGTGACTGTGGGTCAATCAGAACCCTTCTCAATCCAAGGTCTTGTTTTCGAATTTAGCGTTTCAGGAAGGCGATAATAAATGGCAGGTTATACAAGACAATCCGCACCTGATATTATCAATGGCGCAGAAGTCACTGCACCCCCGTTAATTGCAGAATTTAACCAAATTCAGAGTGCTTTTGATGGAACATCAGGACACTCACATGATGGTAGCACAGGTAATTCCCCAAAGATTAATTTACAGTCATCCGTAAGCGGATACTTGTTACCTGCTAATGGCGGTATTGGTGGTTTAAATAATATAACTGCAACTTCAAACCCGACTACAACAGACGATGTTAATAGCGGATATGCTCCAGGTAGTTTATGGTTAAACACTTCTACATCACGATTTTTTATATGTAGAGTAAATACGGGTTCAGCGGCTCAGTGGAGTGAGGTAGTGGGTGTTACCACAAACTCAATAACTCCTGAAACAACAAACACCGTAGACATCGGTTCAACCACCAAAAAATACAAAGACCTACACCTTGCAGGTAACGCCCTCGTAGGCGGCACTATGGGAGTAACAGGTCTTAGTACACTGGCTTCACTCAACTCCACAACTTCAACTCTAGGCTCAGTAACCGTAGGCGGTGCAGGTAACAACGGCTCAATCAACGGTGTCGTAATTGGTAGCACAAACCCAACCTCTATCGCAGGTACAACAGTCTCTGCCTCTGGTGGATTTACTGGGGATCTCACTGGTAATGTGGCAGGTAATGTAACCGCTTCTTCTGGTACATCTACCTTTAACAACTTAGCTATAAATGGAACGCTGACAGGTAATCTTACTGGTGGGATCACTGGTAACGTAACAGCGTCTACAGGCACTTCTACATTTAATAATGTAACTATCTCAGGTACACTGAATATGGATGGTGGCACAACTGCTACTATTCAGAATTTATCTGCACCTGTAAATCCAAATGATGCCGCCCGAAAAACGGATGTAGATACAGCCGTAGCTAACCTAGTAGATACTGCCCCTGCAGCCTTGGATACTTTGAATGAACTTGCTGCAGCCATCAACGATGATGCTAATTTCTCCACTACAATTACGAACAGTATAGCTACCAAGCTACCACTAGCAGGTGGCACAATGTCTGGTGCTATTAACATGGGTAGCCAGAAGGTTACCAATGCAGGTGATCCAACAAATGCCCAAGACCTTGCAACTAAAAATTACTCAGATACCCAAGATGCTCTGAAGCTAAACTTATCAGGCGGCACTATGTCTGGTACGATTGCTATGGGTAACAATACTATTAGCGGTATACCTAGTCCAACTGCTAATGATCAGGTTGCAAACAAAGCCTACGCAGACAGTATTCTTGGGTCATCTACTAATGCTGCAACTTCTGCAACAGCCGCCGCAAACAGCGCAGCCGCTGCTCTTAGCAGTGAGAATGCAGCAGCAGGTCATGCGACTACAGCCCAATCAGCAATCGCCTCATCACAACAGTTTCTAGATACCTACTTCGTATCAGCAAATGCCCCAACAGGCTCGAATGTAGGAGTTGGTGATCTTTGGTTCGACACCACTAACAACCTGATGAAAGTTTACGGCTCTGGCGGCTTTCAGAATGCAGGTAGTTCAGTCAACGGAACATCTAACAGAGTTGACTATGTAGTTGGTACAAGCAGTGGAAGTTATACAGGATCAACGACAGTTTTTCCTGCCACATATGACACCAATTTTTTGGATGTGTTTATGAACGGAGTGCGCTTGGCTCCATCAGATTTTGTCGCAACTAATGGGAGTTCAGTAACTCTTAATAGTGCGGCTTCAACTGGCGACACAGTGGCTGTCGTTGGTTACGGAACTTTCCAATTATCTAGCCACTATACGAAGACAGAAGTCGATGTACTCATTGATGATGTCGAAACTTTAGCATTGGCAGGACTC